TTTGCCTAACTTTGGCACAAATACCTCGTGGGATACCCTAGCTTCTTCACAGCAAAGTATCCCAACGTTTGGTATTGAACATGCGTGGGATGCAGTAGCATCTCTACTCAACACTTACAACGAACAGTCTAGACTGTTTCTTGATAAGTTTGTTGGGCGGAGTACAGACCGACTGAGACTTTATGGTGGATCAATTACCATGAAGATGCAGCGTATAGATGAAATGGGAGTTGCAAACCCACAGAAAAGCAAAAAGTTCTCTAGGGTTGGTTTCCCTCTAGAGGACTACGGTATTGCCTTGCAATGGTCAAGACTATACTGGAAGAATAAGAATGCTTCAGAACTAGCTGCACAGATTGATGCTGCGGTTACTGCTGATAAGATCGCGCTTATTGCTCACATAAAGCTAGCCATGATGATGGGTATCAACTATTCATTTCCTGACTACTTGGTAGACCATGTTGATGGTACGTTTGTACTGCCTATAAAGGCTCTAGTCAATGCTGATGGTGCAAACATACCTCCCGGACCAAACGGTGAAATCTATGACCCACTTGTACACAACCACTACCTAGCCTCTGCGGGAGTTACAAACTCCTTCTTAGCCGCTCTAGTAGAAACGGTAGTAGAGCATGAAGCTGATGGACAGTGTACAGTCTGGATTAACAGAGCAGACCTACCAGCAGTATCTGCACTGGCAGACTTCAAGGCTCTGGTTGAAACTCACGTTATTCGTGCCAACAACCAAGAGTATGGAGATGGTGTTCTAGACCCTATTCCTGTAAACAACCGACTTGTCGGTTTCTTCAGGGGATCTGAAGTTTGGGTTAAACCCTACATGCTACAGGGCTACATATGGTCATTCATGGAGAACACCAAAAAGCCTGCGGTCGTGATGCGTGTTCGCGGTACTCAGCCTAATGGTGGCCCTGAAGCTGAAGGTGCTGGTGAATTAGGTATAGCGTATGAGGATGAGAAGTTCCCGCTATATGGTAAGGAATGGCGTAGAGAGTTTGGTATGGGTATCTACTACCGCACATCAGCGGCCGTTGGATATATCAACGGTTCCACTTACGTTATGCCAAGTCCTGCACTGCTAGGATTGTAATTAGATTAAGTGTAGTGTTTAGTCTATAGATACTACACTATAATCATTCCCAGAAAAAGCGGACCCACCGCTTAAAGGAGTTCTGAAATGCCGGTACTGAAAGATAAAGTAGCATCTACTGTGGATAAGGTGAGAACCGGAAAGTCACAGATACCAGTGAAGAAAGCAAAGTCTGATATACCTGTTGTTAGAATGGTATCTCAGGCTAGTGTCTATGACCCTACTGAAGATTGGGATGTTGAACACAATGGGAGTATTGATCCAGACACTGGTGCTCCACTCTATGATCAAAGTCCTGTAAAGGGTGGGCTTATTATAGCCCATAACTATCGTCACACTAAACTTGGTGAGACTGTAAATGCTGAAGGACATGAGATTGATGTTGATGACATTGATCCTAAAACCAACAAGCCTAGAGTGCTTGATCCTGACAGATATGTGGACGACGAACCTAACGCTTAATGTAAAGGAGGGAGAGAACTAATGTCTAATGTAGGATCATTAATGGCTTTAACAAAGAATGTAGATTTAAATGTAACATTCACACTTACAAGTCCTAACATTATAGTGACACAACCAGATGGCACTATATACTCTGCGGTAGCATCTATCTCTCCCTCCGGTACAAGTCCTACTGGACAAAAGTTTACTGCAATGTTTGTGCCTACTATGGGTGGATTACATCAAGGTAGGTTTCAAGGAATAGTTAGTGGACAGACTGTAAACTTTACATTTATATTTTTTGTTCCATGGACCGATGTTTTTTCGGTGGCCCGTAATCTTCTGGGAACGAATATACAACAGATGCCGGATTGTAAACTAGACTATGAGTATGCCAACCTTGTACTGAAGATGGCTACTTATGCAGGACAAGGTTTAGTTCCATACTACCAGTTTACAACAACATACCAACAAGGGTTTGATCAAGGCGGGGCTAAACTATTGGCTTCTACTGTAAGACCCTATATTGGAGGTAAGAGACCTACAGGCGAAGTACTGTTGTTTAAAAAAGGAACAACACAAGTAAACTATAGCCCTGGGGCTAAACAAGAGTTTACACTTGAAAAGCTTTGGTGGGATCAAGGTATGGAAACTCTAGAAAGTAACATCCCAGAGATTAGATGTGCTGCTGCTAAAGACAGAGCAGGGGATGAGACTATGAGTAGGGGGGATCTTGCTAGAGGTAATTTCCATCCTTTAGCTGGATGGATAGTACTACCCGGCGGTGGTCGAGGGTTTAGTCTTAATGGAGTTTGGGACTACTATGGAGGTTTTGCTGGTTGGGGTGACAACTTTGGTGGTGAAGGTGGGAGTGAAATGTAATGTTTACAGACCTAATGGTATCAGGTATGTGGGATGACATGGTTGCTCTTAACGATGACACTAATGTCGATACTGGTACACTATACCCTTTTGTAGTTGTCATGAGTAATAGAGGCGGAGTGCAACAGAGTTTTAGCACAGCTATTACCAACATACCCTGTAGGGTAGATGTTCAGGTTAAAGGATTAATTCCTCAAAGAGAAAAAGATAACATTGAAGCTGAAAAAGTTATCCGGTATCTGTACTTATCTAGGGTATGGGTTAAACAGAACTCTATCATGCCTAAGATAAAAGATGAGTTCGAAACATCAGCAGGAAATCCTTTAGGTACTGTTGAAAGGTACAGGGTACTTAATGTCGATATAGAAAGTGATGACATCGACATAGAAATACTAATAGAGGTAGTAGTGTAGTGTCTAACAAACGTATCACCATGAACGTTAGAGGCTTACAAGTCCTTAAAGATAAAATAACACAGTCTTTAGGTACAGCTACTATGGTAGGTGCTCAAGCCTTAAAAGATAAAGCCTATGAGATAGCTGAAAAAGACACAGGGTTCATGGCTGAAAGTATTCATATAGTCGGCGTTGACTACTCAGAGTACGCTGAAGCTAAAGCTAATGCTGAAATCCTAAGTGCTCAAGCTTTTAAGCTAGGGAGAACACCTAAAGGTGTGAGAATTAGCAAGAAGTCTAGGTATAATTTCTTTGATGAAGTCAGACCTGAAAATCCAGAAGAGTTATGGGTAGTAGTTGGAGCAGTACACGGTATGGCTAATGAAGAAGGACATCAAGGTAGGAAACCTTTTATGTCACCTGCTGTTGCTACTACTAGTAAAGTTTTTGCTAATGAGATAAAGACTATATACAGTGGACTTCTAGTTAAAGCAGTTATCACTAAAGGACAAACAGAATGACAGTCCCTATGAATGAACTAAGTACTTTAGCTAAGTTCATATACAGTACTCTAACTGCTGATACTTATTGGCACACCACATACCCTACTACAATGTTTTACGAAGAAGTAATCCCTATTGATCCGGGATTATCTCTAACAGCAATGTCTGCAATGTTTGTGCTCAGTAGTGACAAACCAGACTTAGGTAATTTTGGGCAAAGATTGTGGAATATAGACCAGTATCAAGTAAAGGTAGTTATTGAAGGTACAGACTTTAGTGTTCTTGAGGATGCAGCGGATCAAATAGATAGACTATTTGACTGGCAGAACCAAATAGACATTAGTGCTGGCAGACCTAAATGCCAAGAGCTATATACTGACCCTGACAATAGTGCTAAACAACTTATGGTTGTTAGTATGGTAAGGAAGAAAGCACTAAAGTATATAGTATTTCAAGATGGTGTAAACTATGCTCATCTAGGTGGTGAGTACGAGATAACTTATTACCAGCCAGGAGGCTAAACGATATGGCAAGGAGATTTGTAGATACATGTGGAGATGTATATAGTGTTGCTATAGGCTCACTAGGACTATGGTCAGTGTATGGAGGATCTCCGCCACCCGGAGTAGTTAGTGGTATTTCTGGGGCTACTGGAAACTGTATACAAGTTTCTCAATTTGGTAATGGTGCTATAAAGAAACCAATAGGGTTTACATCTTCTGAAGTGATACATGGTGTAAGACTTCAATGGAACACACTACCTGGGTATTCTAACACAGGATGGGGAATGCTAGACACTGCTCAAGCACAAGTATTCTTTGTTGCGTGTACTACTTCTGGGGCACTTGAAGTATATGACCACAACAATACCCTAGTTGGAACAAGTGCAACAGGTGTTGTTGTAGCAGGAGTATGGAATTACTACGAGTTCCATGTAGTGCAAAGTGCAACAGTAGGGAGTATAGAAGTAAAACAAGCAGGAGATGTAATTCTTACTCTTACCGGTCTAAACACAAGTGCAGATCAGATTGCTTATATCTCAGGTGGAGTAAATGGTACAGTATACTGTGATGATATCTACATCAATGATACTACAGGAGCATACAGTAACACATATGATGGAGATCAATCTCTATACTTTGTTACAGGAGAAGCACTAGGAACTGTTGATGAATGGTCGTATAGTGGTGGAGCTTCAGCATGGCAAAGTGTAAACACTATTACTCCTGAAACAAACACTGACTACATAAGTGCTCCGCCTACTGGACTTCCACTAACTGAGAGAGTTTCTTCATTTACTCTACCCGGAACTGCTTCAACTATATTATGTGTTTCTCCTGTCTACTGTGGAAACAACGATAGTGGTGGTGGATCAACTATAAACTCTGTTCTCCATAGTGGAGCAGGAGATGCTTCTGGAACAAGTATAGCCTTTACTACATCAGAGCAGATGTTCATCCCAGATCACTATAGTCTAAGTCCACTTACTGGAATTGCATGGACACCTACAGAAATTGAGACACAATTAGAACTTGGTGTTAAAAGGACGGCATAAAATTGTATATAGCACAAGTAAGCCAGTTAGGGTTAATAGTATCAGTAAGACAAGACCCTATAGCTAAGATAAGACAACTAGGTCTTATTGTTTCCGCTAGAAATGCCTCAAACGTAAAGATAAGACAACTAGGTCTCATTGTTTGTGCATACGGTATCCCTTCTCCTTTACCTCTAACAGCAACCTATGTAGCTAATGAAGGCATAAGATTAGACTGGGGAATTCCAAGATCACTCTCTCCTTACGTGTACAGAGGCTACTCTATATACCGTTATCAATTAAGAGAGGTAGGTAATGGAACATTCAAAAGACTTCATGTACAGCCTTTTGTGTTTGAAGGACTAGAAGATGTTACGTATACAGACAAGAGTGTAGGCACTCATTACCTAGACATAGGTAAATTATACAGTTACTACATGACAACTGCTGTAGTGTCTAATCAACTTAGATTAGTAAATCCTCACAACACTTCTGGTATGTTTAGTTTACAGGTTTCAGTACCAGACACTTCTGATACCTCAACAGTAGCTATCTCATATACCGCACCCGCTATAGCTATACAGTCTGCATTAGAGAGTTGTGTAAACATTGGTGCAGGTAATGTAAGTGTTAGCGGCCCTGTTGGGGGGCCATGGGTCATAGCTGGTATCAATAGTCTAGCAGGAATAGATATTGGTATAAAACCTGCATGGGATCATAGATCGTCTGATACACGTATAGTGTATAGGATAGGTACAATTGAAAGTGGACCCTCTAATATAGCGTCTGCTACTTTTCTGGGATAGAAAGAGAAAGGAATTACAATGCTTATTGCAAAGACAATGCGTGGATTTCAAATTGGACTAGAGACTACACCGGGAACGGCTGTACCTGCTGATAAGAAGTTCAAAAACGCTACGATGAAACCGACTAAGAGAGATAACAATACTCAGAAGGCGGATAACGACGGTCACAAGTCTGCAATTGGAACTCAGTTAGGTAAGCGAAGTTCTAGCTTTGACATAGCAGGAAAAACATCATACAATATCATGCCTTATTGGATCAGCATGATCTACGGGATATCTGCTATTACACCTAGTGTTGTTGTTGCTTCTGAAGCTTTCTCTTATGGAAAGACAATGAGCTCAACAAACGTTGATACTCCGCAAACCATGACTATAGAGTATGGTAATAATCAAGGGTTCAACGACAGGATAGCTTTTGCTACTGCTATGGACTTTACCTTTAAGGTAAGCCAAGCAAGTTGCGAGTATGGTCTCACAGGATTTGGTCTATACCCTTCACAAAACATTACTCTTACTGCTAGCCCAACAGTCATTGCTGCTAATCTAGTTAACTTCGGAGACTTTAGGGTTAGCTATGCAGCTGCATACTCTGACTTAGGTACTGGTAAACTCTTGACAAGCAAAGAGATAGAGTTTAACGTGAAATCCAAGTACATGGGCCAGTTCTTCATTGACGATGCTACCACAAGTTTTGGTGGCATTCTAGAGAAAATCCCTGACATAACAGGACAAATAACTGTAGCTAAAGGTACTGAGAGTGATCAGTTCCTTGCACAACTAGAGACAGGTGCTCTAGGGTATCTTCAGATACAAGGTACAGGACCATTACTAGCTACTGTATCTATGGCTAACACCTACGCCAGTATACTCTACACTATGTGCATGAGTGTTAGCGGTGAAACTAATGACGAAACAGACAGTCTATATGTTTCAAAGTACGACTTCTACTCCGCAGAAGATGTAGTTAATGGCGACATAAACTGTACAGCAGTTTGTGGATTAGCTACACTATAATCATTCCCAGAGAAAATAACCCCGAGGGCCAAACTAACCTTTGGCCTTCACGTCTTGAAAGGACACCACCCTGATGACTACAAAGAAAACAGTACAACCTAATGTTGTTGTACGTGGCGATTTTGCTTCGCGCAAGAATGAACTACGTGGACCCTATGATATCTTCCTTCCTACCAACAATGTAGGCCCTGATGGTAAGTATATCATGGAGAGTTATGTAGACCCTATTACCAATGAAGATAAGCAACGTCGTGAGTTGGAAAAGGAAAGCTTTGTCACTATATGGTTTAGAAAAAACTATGCTACTCCAGGTATGGAGGAAGCATTCCGTGAGCAGCGGATCAGCGAAGAGTTTACGGAAGAACAACTTGTAGAGACAGGTGAGTTCAAAGAATACGTAAACGATAAAGGTGAACGTGTTAAAGAGCCTATCATGGAGAAACGTAAGGTAGCCACTAGAGGGCTTTATGCTACAGTACACACTGTAGTTCGTCTAGTAGGTAAGTGGGATGCTACCTTTGAAGGTGAACCAATTCCACTAACTGTAGAGGCTGTGATGAAAGCAGATCCAGATAGGGATATTCTCTATGCTATCCTTAACAAGCATACTGAAGTCTACTCACCCCCAAAGGAATAGCGCAGGGTATAGCCGAATGGGTACTGTCCGGTGGGTCATACGGTATCTATTGTGATCAGTTCATGTTGTCTAGAGCAGCTAAAGCATTAAACTGTTCAACATTTGAATTGGTAGATCGACCAATAGATACTGAGTATGGTGACTGGACACAGTGGGGTATAGTCTGCGCAGAAGTAACTAATATAATCCGACAAACCTACCCGGATTATGAGTAAGAAAGATGGCGAGAGTTTATGTCTATTTATGAAGTAGCTGAAGTTGTTGCATCGCTTAGAGCCGATGCCGGACAATTCATAAAAAGCTTGAATGACGCCATTGCTCTTATGAAACAGTTTAGTAGTGTTGGCGAACAATCCGCTGATGCTACATCTAGAGCCTATCTTGATGAAGCTGCTAAGATAGCAGCAGCAATACAGAAACAGGCAGAACTTGAGATTAAAGCAGCTAACCAGAAGGCAGAACTAGCCTATAGATCTGGACAAGAGACTGCTGACACTTATAAAAAGTTTGTTGACATTCAGTTAGACTACACTAAACTCTTGAACAACGAGCAAATGACAATGGCTCGTACTGCTGCTGATATCCGCAAAGCACAGATGCAAGCAGAGACTAGAGAGTTTCAGGCACAACTACATATACGTGAGAATGCCCTTAGAGCTAGTGTAGTGGCTAGTGGTGGGAATTGGAGACAAAACCTTAGAGATAGAGAAACCTATTCTAACACCAAAATACTAACTAACCCTGCAGGAGTATACTCTACTGCTGAACAAGAGACTGCATCCCAAAAACTAATAGCATTAGCTAAAGAAGAACAACTTGCTAATGAGAAACTTACTCCACAGATAGAAAAGGATGCAGCGGCTAAAGTTAAGGCTACAGAGGATGAAGTAGCTCGACGAAAAGCTGCTGTAGCTAATCTTGCTAGGTTTGAGTACGAGCAGGGTAATCTTAGTGCTGAAGCTTACAAAGTATTCCTAGAGCGTAGACTAGCTGCTGATACAGAGTATGGTGCTGACTACAAAGCTACTCAAGTTCAGCTAATGGCTGTTGAAAAAGATCAACTAACTGAGATACAAGCCTACAATGATAAAGTATCAAAGGGTATAGATGAAAGTTGGAAACAGTCTGCAAAGAACAGGATAGAGTATGAGAAGATGGTTGCTGATGCTTCAAAAGAAGCTGCTGCAAGTTCTTCGTTTGTTATATCCAAACAATTTGCTGATAGAGATAAAGTTCAGGCTGGAAAACAAGCTGGCTCAAGTCTAGTTGGATCTACATTTACAGGACTAGGTAACGTAGCTGCTGGAATAACAGCTGTCAGTGCAGCCTCTGCATTAATGTCTAATCAGTTTGAACATGATATGGTGAGTATTGGCGACAACACCACTATGACAACAGGCGACATCGAGAAGATGAAGTCTACGGTTCTTTCTCTGGGCGATAATGTAGGTGGTAACTTTGATGATATAGCTAAAGGTTATATGCACATTTCCAACTTTGGAAATGATGCTGCGGATACCACTAAGGAATTAACTCTAGCTACTAAAGAGGCTGTAGCAACTGGCGCTAATGCTGAAGATATTGCTAATGCTCTAGCTACCTCTCTAAACATTTGGGGAGCAGGTGCTAAAAATGCCGCAGGGTATATGGATGTACTGCATGATGCTGCTGCACAAGGTAATTTAACTGTACAAGACTTTAGTTCAAGTGCTGGTCCAGCTTTAGCTATTGCTGCTGAAATGAAAGATCCATTCTATGATGCAGCAGGTGCTATCAGTGAGCTATCCAAACAAGGGTTTAATGCTTCTGAAGCTGTAACACAAGTTAAGTCTGTTATTTCACATATTTCAGACCCAACTAATGAAGCAACTAAACACTTGGTTGCCTTACAGGAAGCATTCAAGTTACGTAATCCAAACTCTAACATTGATCTTCTTAAGGACTTCACTCAAGAAGGTATTCAAGCTAAACACTTGCTTGGTATTTTTCAAGATTTAGCTACCGTAACCGGGGGAAATGCAACTTTAATCTTCCCAGAGCTGTCCGCGTTACGTGGGGGCATTGGTGGGGTATCTGAAATCCAGAACTTACCTGCACTTCAAAAGGAAATAGCTGAATTAAGAGCTAGACAACTAGAGAATACAGGATCATCTGTAAATACCATCTTTAACAGAGCTAATGCTGAAGACCCTACACTTCAATTTAGTAGGCTTAGTAATCAGCTGAAGACAGAGTTTATCCCTATTGGGATAGAAGCTACAAAAATCTTTATAGCGATGGCACCTGCTATTGAAGGTGTTGCTAATGTAATCCTAGACTTAATGAAACAGTTCCAAGGATTACCAAAGATATGGCAAGAAGTTGTAATAGGTCTAGGTGCTGCTGTTCTTATAGATCAATTCACTGGTCTATTCTCTATTCTAACTAAGATACCTGTGGCTCTAACTACAGTGACTAAACTCTTTAGTGGAATAAATGAAGCTGTTGCACTTGCAGCCGGTGGTGCTGGTACATTTGGTGAGGCTCTAGGGGCTACGGTACTTGCAGGAACAGGACCAGTAGCTTTAGCTATTGTGGGGATATTAGCTTTAGGTGCAGCTATATGGGGTATATCTAAAGCCTTTAGTGATGCAAAACAGAAACAAGATGATTTCTATAACTCAACACATACAGGTAATGCGTTAACGGATCTAAATAACAGTCTATCCCAGAGACAAACGGAACTAGCCAGTGATCAGTCTACCTATCGTTTCCGCACCATGCCTGACAATGTGAAGAACAGAGATGCTCAGGATCAATACTTCATCACAGAGTTAAGTCAAATTAAAGCTAATATGGGGACAGGTAATACTAGTGTTTTGGATACTAGAATTACAGACATTACAGGTAAGATAGCTGCTTATCAGGCAGACCTTACTAAGATGCAAGCCCAATACTCTACTCCGGCAGGGCAAAGGAATAATGAACTTCAAGGCAATATGCAAAAGGTTCAGGATAGACTTGCTCAACTTAACAGTACTCTATCTACATACAATGAACTTAAACAACTTGATCTAAGGTCTGCACCTACTTATACGGGGTCTGATAGTTCGAGTAGTATAGCCCAGACTATAGTAGAGACTGGCGAAAAGATGGGGGCTACTAAAGCACAGATACTATCTGCTATAGAGACTGGTATAGTTGAGAGTAACTTAAAGAACTTGCCTAATCTCGGTAAGCATAATGATCATGACAGTGTAGGTGTGTTTCAGCAACGTGCAGGTGAGACAGACAAATGGGGTAGTGTTGCTGATATGATGGACCCTGCTAAATCAGCAGCATCATACTATAGGCATTTAATACCTGGGTGGGATAGCAGCAAAACACCGGGTGAAAATGCTCAGAAAGTGCAAGTATCTGCATTCCCTAAACGTTATGATCAACACCAATTGGATGCTGAAGCATTACTCAATAAATACTATACTGGCTCTGATACATCTAATACTAGTGGCGGAGTTAATCCTGTTACTCCTGACTACTTAGATAAGTTCAATGCTAATCAAAAGATTGCACTGACTGATGCAAAAGAACTTGCTAAACAAAAGAAAGAAGCACTTACTCAATATAATGATGAGATAGTTAAGCTAGAAAAGATACTTGCTCTAAAGGTTAAGGCTCAACCTTTTGATAGCAGCAACTATCTAGACAGTGCGATGTTTGACCTTCATCACAAACTAGGTCCAGTGAATACTCCTGCTCATGCAAAAGTACTAGAGGGTGTAGCCAATCAGTTAGATGCTGCTTCTCATGCAAAGTACGCAGAAAACATAACAGATAAAGCTTCAAGTGCTCTTGATAAAGCACAAGACCCTACCCCTACATGGCTTAAGAACCTAATGTCTAATATACCGGGCATTACTCAAGACATGTGGAAACAACTAGGTACTGTAGGTAAGAAACTTGCTGATGGGCTTACTGAAGCACAAGAGAAACTTAAAGTATTCTCTGAAAGTATAGAAGTAGCTAACGCAAACACTATAGCTCATGCTGCCTTAGTAAAAGCGCAATATGATGATAGATTATCACTCCCAGAAAATAAAGCCCTAAAGACTGCTGTGGGCGATGCCGGTGGGGTAGATAAGTGGATGCAAATGGGTGATGGTTCTTCACCTGCTCAGAAGGTATTCTTACAAGGTGCTCAACAGCAACTAAACACTGAGGATGAAAAGTTCTTAAGGGATCTAAAGGCTGCACATGAGAAGGCAATCTCTGATTTTAATAAGAAGTACAACCCTTCACTATATGATGCCGGACAAGAAGCTGTAGATGAGTACCATAAGACTAATCCTATTAGTGGCGGTGGACAAGTAGAAGATCAGATAAGGGCTAATGCTAACCAGACTGAGGCGCAAAGTTCTTATGACCCTATAATGTCTGAGATACAGAAAGTAAAAGAAGGTACAGAAGGTCTAAAGTTTGCCCTATCAGACATGTACAATCCTGCTCAGAAAGCAGTAGATGAATGGGCTAACACAAACTCTGTTGCGATTGCTAGCATACGTAAGAACTTAGGTGATGCTGCTGACACTGCTATAAGTAGTACTGAAGACATGATTAGAGCCTACACTGTAGCTCAACAGAAATCAGATCTTCAGTTATCCACACAAACTATGACAGACAAGTTGAGTGGTGAACAGAATATGAATAGACTTTATTCTAGTTCTGGTGATCAAGCAGTAGCAGCATGGGAAAACAGTCCTGAAGGTAAGTCCTTCATAAATTCTCTAGGGGCAGATAGTCAAGCTATACTAGACCATGAAGCTGCTATAAAGAAAGTAACTAATGCTGAAGCTGCTTTAGCAGTAGCAGAACAAGCGCGACAAACTTTACTTAGTGGTAGTGTAGAGGCTATAATGGGAGGTCTACAGGCTGGACTATTTGGTAACCCACAAGCTACAGGACAATTGCAAACACAGAAGTACGATGAACAGTCTCAGTTGATGCAGTATCAGATGCAGCAATTACAATGGAAACAATCATACCCTAATGATGCAAATGATCCCTATACCCAGAGAATACAGCAGATACAACAGCAGATACAAAAGACACAAGATCAGCTAAACCAAATGGGTAACTCATTTGGTGCAGTGTTTACACGTATCTTTGATAGTATATACCAAACATTTGTGAAGACACTACAGAAGATTGCTATGGCCTATATACAGTCTCAATTAATGCAGTTACTGCAAAAGGGTTTATCTGGTCTAGGGTCTAGTTCAGGTGGTGGAGGTTTCTGGGGAGCAGTATCTTCAGGTATAGGTGCTGTGTTAGGTATAGCCGGGGGTAGTGCTAAAAGTGGTGGAACTAGTGGAGGGTCTACACCACCATTCATGGGAATACCTACAGCGGCTAATGGATGGGAAGTTCCCGGCATGGAGGGACTTGGAGATGTATACCCTGCAATGCTTAAGCCCAAAGAAGTAGTACTACCTGTACCACTTGCTAAAGGGCTAAAGGGTATGATAGCTGCTAATGGTGCATCTGGCATTGGTGGTGGTATGAATGTGACTAACAATACTGTTAACCAATACATTACTACTCCTGACATTAGAGGGTTTAGATCCTCAGCAGCTACTCAACGACAACAAGCACTGAAGCTAATTAGACCATAGTATAGAGAGGTTAGTGATGGCTATATATGATTTTCTTGAGATGCAACTAGTTACTAGGATAAGTGGATCTAAAGGCGGACTATCCTACATCAGCATAGTTGTCACTAACCCTTCTGTCCTAGATACTACATTCCCACAAACATCTAGAGGTTATTGGAAAACAGAATTAGATCTTTCCCAGAGAAGTAAGAATGAAATGAAAGCCATAACTGCTTTTTGGGCAGCAGCTAAAGGCAAGAGTGTAGGGTGGCGATACAGAAACCTAAGAGAGTACTATACAAGTTCCGATGCAGGTGTTGGAGGGATACAAGCGCCAGAAAGTATTCCAGGCTATACTTCAGGTACTTCCATGCAGTTAACACATATACGTACACAGTTTGGTGATCCTGAAACAGTACTGATTACTAAACCTGATATAAACTCTATGGGTGGAACTACAGGTGATGGTTCAGTACCATTCTATTTATATCGTGATGGTTCACCAACTCCATGGCCTTCAGCTAGTAACTGGACTTTAGACGTAACTAAAGGTATAGTAACTTTTGCTTCAGATCAGACAGGACATACTTTTGAATGGTATGGTAGTTGGGATCAACCTACACGCTTTGATGTAGACGATCAAGATGCTGCATGGGTAGATTTTGATGTCATGGAGTGGAAGTCAATTAAACTCCAAGAGATACAACTAACCTTTGGATAGGAACATACATTATGCCCAGAGATATATCGGGACCAATGCTTGCTCATCTTGCCAAAAGAGTTGTGACACTTACAACACTAATAAAGATAGAGAGAACAGATGGCGTAACTCTTTGTTTTACATCATGGGATGTGCCTGTACTTTATAGTGACAGTAACACATATCTTCCAGCAATATCAATGTCACCATCAGGAGTTAAAGGAAACTCTGATCTAACCACAGATCAAATGGATATTATAGCCGCTATAGATAGTGTCTATATTACTGAAGCTGATATAGATGCTGGTCGATACGATATGGCTTACTGGACAGTGTTTAGAGTTAATCCTTTTGATATCACAATGGGGCCTATCATAGACCTTGTTGGATACACAGGAAGTGTAGACTATGCAGAAGGTCAATTGACGGTTGCCATTAATTCTCTGGGACAGAGATTAAATCAAACATTTGGGGATGTAATAAGCCCAATGTGTAGGGTTAAGCAACTAGGTGATGGACAGTGCAAAGTAATCATTGGAGATTTTACGTTTAGCGGAATGGTGAGTACTGTTTCTGGGAAAAGAATAATAACCTTTAGTGACACCAACATTACTGGTTACTATGATTACGGAATGATTATCTTCAACTCTTTAGGTGCAGGTGGTGGATCTAATCACAACCTTATGATGGAAGTAAAATCTTCAGTGTCTAATGGTGTTTGTATAGCTACGTTGTATGGAAGTCCAACAGCAGGGACTTTCACGCTGACAGCTTCAACAGGTGGGGTACCCCAAACTACTGCCCCAATACCTTACAACGCTGTGGGAAGTACCGTACAGGCCGCTCTAGAGGCACTCACGAATGTTGGAGTAGGTAATGTAACTGTCACAGGATCAGCAAGAGGGCCATACACAATAACACCTATAGGGTTGTTAGCTGGATTGTTTGTTATATTTGTTGGGGATGGAACTCTACTAACTGGCGGAACAACAATAGGAATTGCATCAGAGTGTCTAGTAACTACATCTGGTGGAACAGTGATGCAAATAACTCTAGTACAGCCTATGCCGTTTGGAGTGAGCATTGCGGACACATTCACTATACAAGCGGGGTGTAATAGACAATCCACACAGTGTAGAGGAAAGTTCAACAACCTTGTCAACTTCCATGGTGAACCTTATGTACCCGGTAACGACTATCTGTTAACTACAGGGTATTCTGTTAACCCAGGAGCAAACTAATGCCTACAGTTAGAGACATGACTAACAAAGTCAGAGAGTACATAGGAACTCCTTTTGAGAACAACCAAAGAGTTAAAGGTGCAGGTATAGACTGTATAGGGTTAATAGTTTGTGCTGCTAGTGAACTTGGAATAAACATTCTAGAGCCTGAAAGATACAACAGTAGAGCAGATCAGATAAACTATGTAGATACGGTGATGTCTAATGATCCTGTACTAGCCTGTAGACATCGCGGCTCATACAAAGTAAATAAAACTATTCCCAGAGAAGGCGACCTAATACTTTTGCGGCAACCAAACTTTAGGCAATCAGGGTATATGTACCACCATGCTGCATACTATACTGATAAAGACACTATAGTACACGCATGGAACTCTCCGGCAGTTAGGAAAGTTACTGAGACATTAATGATAGATGAGTGGTGGGACAATATACACTCTGTATGGTTCATTAATGTACTCACACAGGATTAAACTTTATGGCAACTATAGTCTTAGGTATCGTAGGTGCAATAGGCGGTGCAGCAATAGCAGGACCGGCAGGTGCAGCTAAAGGTGCTATGCTTGGTTGGTCTATAGGGTCTACTGTAGGTGCAGTAGTAGATCAGTCAATGCAGCACTACTACACTGCTGATATGGGACGCACTAATGATCTTAGAGTGACTACTGCTGCTTATGGTAGTTCAATACCTCAGTGTTGGGGGAAGACTAGGGTTCCGGGTTGTATGATCTGGGGAACAGATCTTATTGAACACGAACAGGATCAACACTCAGGTGGTGGAGGTAGTGGTGGACCTACAGTAACAACTAGAGTTTATACTTATACAGTGTCTTTAGCAATTGCTTTATGTACAGGTGAACCTAATACTCTAAACACTGTTCAAAAAATATACGCTGACAATATAGTTGTTTATGATGTAAATCAACCCTCTGCTGATAACATAATAACACCACGTTTCTATCAAGGAACAGAAACACAACTTGCTGATCCTCTGATAATTAGTACTGCTGGAAACACTATGCTTCCTGCTGGTACAGATAATCCTGCATTCCGTGGCCTAAACTATATGGTCATACAGGATATGCTGCTTACTAGTTTTGGTGATAGCATCCCTAACTTCTCTGTAGAGTTAAGTTCAGGAGTTACTTATGCATCTCAAGTCATAACTGATATTGTTAGGCAACTTGGAGTAAACCCTTCAACACAGCTAGATGTAACTCTAGTTACTGCGATACCAGTTACAGGACTTATATCAGCCTCTAGGATTGATGGTAAATCAGGAATACAACCTATACTTGATGCCTATACTGTAGACTTGATTGATGTTGATGGAAAAGTAAAAGCTGTGCCTAGAGGTATGGACCCGGTAGCTACAATAACTTTTGACGATCTTGGAGCACAAACTATAGGATCAGGGATGTCCCCAAGTACTCAGAGACTTATAAAGACTAGAGCAGATGATCTAATTTTACCCCAGAGAGTAGATGTCGCATACTACTCCCCAACAATAGACTTTCAACAAGCCACACAAAGTGCCATACGTCAATCAGCTAAGTCTAATCTATACGTAAGTCAGTCTTATCCTTTAACTCTTACAGATAATGAAGCTGTACAACTTGCTAACAGGGTTATCTACACTGCATGGGTGGAAAGAGTTAAGTACGCTGGAAATCTAATGCCTAAATGGGCAGCACTTATTGCTTCAGACGTTATCATGCTACAGACTGATGTAGAAGGAACTCTGGTTAGAGCTAGGGTTATTGAAGCAGAAGCAGGATTACCCGGCGAGATTAAATGTAAGTTCCTACCTGATGATGAGACTTTACTTATTCCTGTTATAACTAGTGTTACGGCTCCGTCAGGTGGTGTAGCTACAAGTACACCCGTACCTTTAGACTTCTTTGCATGGTCTGGACTAGAGATAAACAAGACTGATGGCATAAGTGCAGGTATCTATGTAGTGTCTGCTCAACCAATGGTTAGAAATATATTTAGAGAATGGGTCAACGGCAGTGTACTAATGTCTATAGATGGAGGTACTACATACTATAGTATAGGTAGTGTCACTACTAAGACAGTATTTGGTAACTGTACAAGTACACTAGCAGCAGGGCCAGGAACTCTAGATGGTTATGGATTTGACATAACTGACACTGTAGGTGTAAATGTCAATGGTACTCTTACATCAAGTAGTGAACATGAAGGATTGTCAGGAATAGGTACCTATGGTTTAGTTACTGCAATAGATCAGTCAGTGTCTAACTTAGGTAACTATGAACTATTTGCTTACACTGATGCTACTCTAACTTCAGCTAATAACTATACTCTATCTTATTTACTTAGAGCACAAAAAGGAACTGTGTCTACAGGCCATACTGGTTCTGATATGTTTGTGAGTATTACAAACAATATAGCTAGAATAAACGTTAGTTCAAACCTAATAGGTCAAGTTGTTCTAATCAAAGTAGTACCGGATAGGATAGACCCTACAACAGTAACACCACAGAGTGTACTTATAGCTTCACCAGCTAGTGACGGGAGAATACTAACAAGTACAGGATGGGTGGATATACCGTCAGGTGGTACACCATTAGTAACTAGATCAACAGGTTCTTTTGTAATTCAAAGATCAACAGGAAATCA